TCACAGGTCGCGATATTTCTCTATCTTTCACAGGTGGAACAGATATCGAGGCTCAGGCAACTAGCGCAGTATTGACAAAAACAAACGTGCGCGAGACATATCAAACACTTGATGGCGAAGCCTACAAGACCACAAATATCGAAGGCACATTTGCTCTATCAATGCTTGCTGACTGGGGTAAAGCAAACTCAGTATGCGAGGCTCTATGGACTGCTGCTGAAACTGCACCAGACACAGATATCAGCGTAACTCTTACAGCTGCTACAGGCGCTCAATTCGTGTTTCCAATCATGCCAGAATTTCCTACAGCAGGCGGCGCTGGAACAGATGCTCAGACTGTAGACTTTACATTCAAGGTATCAAAGGGCGCAGTAGTCGAAACCTTTAGCTAAACAATAGAAACGGGAGCAAACAATGCAACAGCAAATAACAATTAAATATATAGATGGAACTGAAACCACTTACCTGGTTAGACCACCTGATTACGCCAAATGGGAAATGACAACTAAAAAGGTTATTTCTCAGTTTGGCGGCATGTGGGACATTCTTTATGTAACGCATTCAGCGATGAAACGCGAAGCAGGCGGCCAGCCAACCAAGACACTCGATGTCTGGATGGAATCAGTCGCAGATGTTGAAGTAGGTGGAGAAGACCCAAAAGTCATCCAAGGGGAAGCGTAAGCCGACTCTTGATTGAACTGGCAATAGCCACACAAATCCCAATGGATAAGTGGCAAAGTGCCGAGGATATTCTTACAGCAATAGAAGTACTAGAGGAGCGCAATCGTGGCAAGTGAGCTAGTAGCACTAGACCAAACTGAACTCCGATCTGTTTTCAAGGCTTTGAGAAATATGGGTGAAGAAGCAAACGATGAGGCCAAGCGCCAATCAGGCGCTCTGGCTGAATTCGCCCGGGCTGAAGTTATTCAAACTGCCAGCAGGGGCAATAACACTAAAGTCTCAGGCCGTATTGCTCAGGGTTCAAGGGTTAAGAAGTCAAGCCGTATCGGTGAGATTACTTATGGATTCGCTTCTCAAAAATTCTCAGGTGGAGCAACCACAAGAGACATCTGGGGCGGCACAGAATTCGGTTCTAATAAGTTTAAGCAGTTCCCTGTTTGGTCAGGCCGCGAAGGTCGAGGCTCTAAGGGCTGGTTTATCTATCCAACGCTTCGCAGGATTCAACCTCAGATCGTTGCTCGATGGACTGAATCATTTACTAAGATTTTGAAGGAGTGGGGCTAATGGCAACAGGTACAAGGGCGTTAACGCTCAAACTTCTTGCTGACGTTGATAACTTCACTAAGAATCTTAATAAGGCTGACAAGGATGTAATGTCCTTTGGCGATAAAGTTTCAGATTTTGGCAAGAAGGCAGGCTTGGCGTTTGCAGCAGCAGGCGCAGCAGCCGTTGCCTACGCTGGCAAGTTGGCGATCGATGGAGTTAAGTCTGCCATCGAAGATGCCGCCGCCCAGGAGAAGTTAGCCCTTACTTTAAGAAACGTAACAAATGCAACTGATAAGCAGATCAAGGCTACTGAAGATTACATAACTCAGACTTCTCTTGCTTTTGGCATTACTGACGATGATCTACGCCCATCCCTGGAGCGTTTAGCCCGGGCTACTGGAGACGTTGAAAAGGCTCAGAAGTTACAGACAGTTGCCATCGATGTCGCAGCAGGTTCAGGCAAATCACTTGAGGCCGTTACCAATGCAATGGCTAAAGCCGCTGAAGGTAATACTGCCGCTCTTGGAAAATTAGGTATAGGACTTACATCCGCTCAACTCAAGACAATGAGCATGGATCAAATTACTGCCAAGTTAGCAGATACTTTTGAGAATCAGGCATCCGTTAAGGCAGACACATTCCAAGGTAAATTAGCAAGACTGCAGATAGCCTTTGATGAAGGCAAGGAAACTGTAGGTTCTTATATCCTAACCGCCATTACTCCAATGGTTGAAACAATCGTAAATCGGGTCATTCCTGCCATTGCAGACTTTACCGATAATTTAGGCGAGAAGTTACGCCCAGTTATTCAATTCCTAACTCCCATTACTGACGGACTTCGCAAGGCCTTCAACACAGTCAGAGATTCATTAGCTTCTAACAGCGAGGAACTACAACCGCTTCTTAATTTATTTAAGGCCATAGCCGCATTTGCTCGGGATGTATTAGCGCCAGTTTTATCTAAGACTTTAGGCAAAGCATTTGAAATCATAGGAACAGCAATATCTGGCTTAATCGATGCCTTAGCCACAGTAGTCACATTCTTCAATAATCTTTACAACGCAATTAAGCGAGTAATTGATCTATCTAAACAATTAGGTTCTAATCTCAATCCGTTTGATGGCGGCAAAGTCTCAGGCGCATCATTTCCTTCAGCGCCATCAACCTCGGTAACTCCTTCTGGCATTCCAAGTTATCTAAACGTCAGACCAGTATCTACTACTAACATCACGGTTAACGGCGCGATCGATAGCGAATCAGCAGCTCGTCAAATCGTTCAAATCCTCAACGATTCTAATGCTCGAGGAACCTTGGGCAGCGCGGCGTTCGTTTAATGACTGCATATACCCCTTCCTATAAGGTCTTAATCAATAGCGTTGAAGTCACAGACGTAACGATAGCCAATCTAGTAATTACCTCAGGCCGTACAGATATCAACGTTCAGCCAGTTGCAGGCTATTGCCAAGTGCAGTTAATGAACCTAGATAACTCAAGCTATAACTTCACCGTAGGAACTGCCATCACAGTCGAGGTCACTAATTCGGTTGGGACTTATGTCCCTATCTTCGGTGGCTTTATCTCTGACTTTACTATCGCAGTTAACCAGGCTGGGGACTTGGGTTATACAACTACTGCCACTATTACAGCCCTTGGAGCATTATCCAAACTCCCTAGAATTATTGATCCTGGCGTTCTATCTCAGGACTTTGACGGAGATCAAATTTATACCCTTCTTTCAGGTTATCTCTTGGGCCAATGGAATGATGTATCAGCGTCACAGACTTGGGCTACTTATGACCCTACTGAAACTTGGGCCAATGCAGTAAATATCGGTTTGGGCGAGATCGATCAGCCAGGTGATTATGAGCTAATAGCCCGGTCATCAGAAAATACAGACCTTTACTCATTATGTACCGCTATTGCAAATTCGGCTTTTGGCGTTCTATACGAGGATGCAAACGGCAATATCGGTTATGCAGACCAAACTCATCGCCAAGATTATTTAACAGCTAACGGCTACACCACCTTAGATGCCAACCACGCTAATGGCATAGGTTTAGCCGCTACTACTCGTGCTGGAGATTTACGCAATAGTTTTACAATCGTTTATGACAATAATGCCAATCAGAGTTACACAGCCACCGATGCAACTAGCCAATCTCTTTATGGAATTTATGCAGAGCAATACACATCTCGGATTAAACATACTGCCGATGCTGAAGCCCTAGCAGATCGTTACATAGAATTACGAGCAAATCCTTATGCCAAGTTTCAGAGCATCACTTTCGTTCTTGGAAACCCTGAGATCGATGATACTGATCGAGATGCTTTAATCAATATATTCCTAGGCCAGCCAGTTTGGATTCAGAATCTTCCTGGCAATATTACCGATGGCTCATTCCAGGGCTACATCGAGGGCTGGACATTCCGGGCTAGCCTAAACAATCTAAGCGTGACTTTTAACGCTTCTCCAATAAACTTCTCCCAAGTTGCGGTAAAATGGGAGCAGGTAAATGCAGCAGAAACTTGGAATACTCTAAGTCCAACCCTTACATGGCTTAATGCGATAGGAGCAGTAGCGTAATGGCAACCACTACCCCGAATTTTGGGTTTGATATCCCACAATCGACAGATTTAGTAAAGGATGGCGCTACCGCCATTGCAGCCCTTGGCACCGACATAGACACCGCTTTCGTTGACCTCAAGGGTGGAACTACTGGTCAAGTACTAGCTAAGGCATCAGGAACAGACCTAGACTTCTCTTGGATTGCAGTTGATCCTTTGACTATTCTCGATGCCAAAGGTGATTTGATTACAGCCACAGCCGCAGATACTCCAGCGCGTTTAGCCGTTGGCACAAATGGTTATGTTTTAACCGCCGATTCAACGGCTGCAACTGGCTTAGCGTGGGCTGCTGCCTCATCATTTACGTTTGCCGCTTACACGCCAACTTACACAGCTATAACAGTAGGAAATGGAACAGTCACAGCGCGTTACGGTCAAAGCGGTAAATTTGTTTTTGTTTATTACAAATTGGTTTTTGGTTCTACTACAACTGTTGGCAGTCAGCCAAGAATTTCATTGCCAGTCACGGGAACAAATGGCAATGCACTAGGATCGGCTTATGTGCTAGATGCTGCAACGACAGAATATATATGTCTATCAAAAATGGATACAACAAGTAATGTTGCAATTCTTGGGACACAAAATGGAGCAAATACAGCAGCTTCAATCGGCGCGACATTTCCTATTACTTGGGCAACAAATGATGAACTTCGATTCTCCCTAGTTTATGAGGCGGCATAATATGAAAACTAAAACGCAACTAATGGCACAATGTAAGGCAGAAAATCCGACAATGGTTCAGACCGTTAATGGTGAAGAAATTGAATTGACCGGGGCTGAATACAATGCTGCTTGCGAAGCCTGGGCAGAAATGCAATTGGTACAACAGACAAATCAAGCAGAAATAGAAGCAAAAGAATCTGAAAAAGCCGCGTTACTTGCTCGCCTAGGCATTACCGCAGAAGAAGCAACTCTTTTACTTGGATGAAACCAACACTATCTAAGGCTGCTCAACAGTTAAGGGAACAGTTCGATGACACCTTCGCAGATCGTGATAGGCGTTCCGATGGCTGGATCGGTGACCCACGTCATGCATCGCGCCCTAGTGATCACAACCCTGATCCAAAAACTGGGATTGTTAGAGCAATCGATGTTGATCGAGATGTCCACAAGACTGGCAAGCCCGACCTCATGCCCGACATTGCAGATCAGATTCGTCTCGCTGCAAAATCTGGAGAGAAGCGCATCTCTTATGTCATATTCAATGGCCGAATCGCATCATCTCGCCTGGGCTGGCGCTGGAGAAAATATACGGGAAGCAATCCGCACAACCATCATTGCCATATCTCTTTCACTAACAAAGGTGATGAAGATGGCTCGTTCTTTAATATCCCACTACTAGGAGCAACCAAATGACAGAAATGATCTACGCAGCCATAGCCCTTGCAGCAATCCCAGCGATTCGCGCAGCCATTAAATCATACCGGGCAAAGAAGGCTTTAAAAGATGTTCTAGTCGATGCAGTTGAAGCGGCAGTAGATGAGATCGATCATAAGAAATGACACTTCAGGATTATGCTGCTCTTGCAGTAGCGATCGTGACGGTGCTGGGTGGTGTAACTGCAATGCTGCACTTCTTGGTACGTCATTATTTAGCGGAGTTGAAGCCAAATAGCGGCTCAAGCCTAAAGGACTCAGTAAATCGTTTAGAGACACGCGTGGATAAAATCTACGAAATCTTATGCGATAAGTCACAATAAGATCATGGCTCGCAAGAAGGTTATAGACCTCGATACATATACAGCACTAGATGCCTGGGCTATTAGTCTCCAAGAAATGTATAGGGCGCTTCGCCGCGCAGGTTTCGAAGTTGATCTAGCCCTTGGAATCATAACTGAGCCATCAGCTTATCCAGATTGGATTCTCCCTAAGCCAGACCTCATTCCACACACTTGGGATGATGAAGATGACGATGAGGATTAATGAAAAGAACCGTAGTCATTCCAGATTTGCAATGTCCCTACGAAGATTCACATGTTGTACGCAATCTCAGTATATTTATTAAAGCGTTTCGGCCCGATGCTGTCGTTACTATTGGAGATGAAATCGATCTCCCACAAATCAGCCGATGGACAGAAAATACACCGGGCTGGTACGAGCAGACACTAGCTGAAGATCGCGATCGGACAGTCGATGTTCTGTGGTCGCTATTTGAGTATTCCAAGGAAGCCCATATGGTGCGGTCAAATCATACGGATCGATTGTATAAAGTCATTATGAAGAAGATCCCAGCGTTTTTATCTTTGCCAGAGTTACGATTTGAGAAGTTTCTTAAACTCGATGAAATGGATGTTAAATTCTGGAAAGACCCAATGCCTATCGCTAAAGGCTGGATTGCCATTCATGGTGATCTTGGTGGACTTAATCCTAACCCTGGATTATCTGCCTTAAACCAGGCTAAACGCCATGGCCAGAATGTCATTATGGGGCACACTCATAGAGCGGGTAGAAGTGCCCATTCTGAGGCTTCTAACGGGGTTTTAAGACGTGTTCTGCATGGAGTTGAAGTAGGACACGCAATGGACTTAAAACAGGCTAAATACGTCTCTACGCCTAATTGGCAGCAGGCATTCGCTATAGTCACCGAGAATGGTAAGAATGTCCAGGTTGACCTGATCTATATTGAAAAAGATGGGACATTCCAAGTCCACGGCCGTCGCTATGGACGATCTCGATAACGATATAAAGCGAACGATCGATGATGCCGTTGATGAGGCAGAATCGTTACCGTTTCGTTATATAAATGAGCAAGGTTCTGTCTGCTAGTTGTGTCATTCTTACTCCAAGAAGCCAGAAAGTCTGGCAAAAGGGAGCAATATGAGTTTATTACAGTTAATCATTCTGGGCTTATGTTTCGGAATGTTTTTTATCGGTTACAAAATTGGCCACAGAGACGGCTACATAGTAGGTCGCAAGGCAGTACGCAAGCACTACGAGCAGCTTGATCAGGTCAGAGTATGAAGCATGCAGAAATCCTTCAGACAGCTACAGACTTATACAAAGACCGGGGACTCAGTTACGGTCACCCGACTGACAATATGGCAAGAGCAGCAGGGCTTATCAGCGCCTATTTGGAAATGCCAATTACAGATTATCAAGTTGCGGTCATTCTCGCGCTGGTCAAGATTGCCAGAAGCATCGAGGATGCACAGAAGATCGATACTTGGGTCGATGGAGCCAGTTATCTTGCAATCGCTGGACAATTAGCAACAGAGGAGAATGAGTTATATGTTTAAATTAGAAGATTATGAAACAGTCGAGGAACGCCTAGTTAAGTTCTGGAAGGAACACGAAGATGGTCGAATCTATACTGAGATTATTGAGCATAGTCCTCAGCGGTTTATCGTTAAGGCTTCTATCTATAGAACTGAAGTGGATGCACACCCTTGGACTACTGGCTTTGCTGAGGAAACCGTATCTACGCGAGGAGTTAATTCTACGTCGGCGCTTGAGAATTGCGAAACGAGTGCGATTGGTCGTGCTTTGGCTAACGCGAATTATGCAGCGAAAGGCAAACGCCCTAGTCGTGAAGAAATGGCAAAAGTCAATCAGGCGCAGCCAAAACCGTTTGCTGAGAAGCTAAACGACAAGATCATTACTCCCGTCGAGGATGATCCTTGGACTGTTAAGGCAGTTGCTCCAGCAGCTAGTGCAGCAGAAGCGGTTGCGCTAGTCCAGGAAGTATTAGGCGGCACAAGCATCGATAAAGACATTCCATTATGTCGTAACTGCCACGATCACAAGCCTATGCAATGGAAAACTGGAGTTAGCGCTAAAGGCAAGGCTTGGGGCAAGTTCGATTGTTATGTCTGCCGAGATGTTATTTGGTACAACATTTCAAAAGATGGCACTTGGAAACCACAAGAGGAGCGATCATGACAAGCTTACAATTTATGAATCAAGACGGTGAATGGGAATCTTATCCTGATGTCGATGTCATTCAGTATTACAAAGTCATTCGAGATACTGTCAAAGCATCTGGAATTAATACTCGATGCTGCTTATGTAATCGAGAGTTTGATGTTTCAGAGATTGTCATTACAGGCGGATCATTAAAGGCAGGATTTACTTGGTCGTGCCCGGACTGCCACGCAGTAACTTTGGAGATCAATGTCGCAAAGCCGCAAATATAGAGGCTATGCTACTGAGAAATTGGTAGCACAATTCTTCTCTCAATGGTGGCCATATGCACTATCTACGGGAGCAGGAA